TAAATTCAACTCGATCACTAGACAAACCTGCTAATTCCCATTGTTTTTTCATATATTGAGCTGTAGCCCAAGATATACCCCCTACAACAACGGTATTAATGTTTGTGTTATTTTTATCCTCAGTTGATGTTTCATTTACTTCTATTATGTCATCTTTTAATTGTATAACTATTTTAAATTCACCTGTAGTTTGTGATGTTGTTGTTATATCATCTTCTACTTTTGCTTCAGGTTTGATTTTTGCTCCTACAATTAAAGATTTATCAAAGTCATCTCTTACTTTACCTATAAATTTTTTAGCTTCAATTAATACTTCATTTAATTCTACTGTTTCTTCATCTAATTCAATTGTATTTAAATTAAGTTGTTTTGTTGTTGGTGTAATTTTCTTAATTATTTCTTTTGAAGTATATGTAATATATGATATTTCAAAGGTATAAGTCCCCACCATTAACTCTACATTAGAATTAATATTACCTTCACCATCAGTGACAAAACCATATCCTGTATTTTTACCATTTTGTTTAATATTAATATTAGCATTATATAAACCTTCTTTTGTTGAAGAATCAATAACTTTTCCTATAATATTTTGATTTGATGAATCTTGAATTTCTTTTTCTAAAGCAATTGTTCCAAAATTTAATTCTTTATTAGTAATACTTATACCTAAGGTTTGGTTTTTCTTATACCCATCAGCAGTTACTGTTAAAGTGTAAGTGATATTAGGTATATTATCTCCAATTCTAACACGGATACCTCCCTCCATGATTGGAGGGGTTTTGAATTTAGCTATTTGTTTGTTAGCTGAATCAGTGACTACACAATTAGCATTAACTATACCTAGATTAGATGTTTTATCTACTACCTTTCCTGTTATGACTACATTTTTAGGCATTATAAAGTTTTTACTGTTTTAGATAATATATTTTTAAGATCTTTTTTAATAGTTTTTAAAGATTCTTTTGTTGATAATGCAACTAAACTAGTACTTCCATTTGGTGCTGGGTTACCTCCAGGCCATAATTTAGATTCTTCTAATACCCCAACAATTTGAATTAATGCTTGTAACATAAAATCTAAATCTTCATATAATGTTTGACCCTTAACAACAGGTTCAGAAGCAAATTGACTTCCTAATTTTATTGTTTCTGTTTCTATAATAACATGTTTTGAGTCAAAATTTAATGAATTATTTGAAGATAGATTAATTGATTTTTCTCCACTTATTAATACATGGTCTTTCTTTGCGTTAAAAACTAATCTATCAGAATTAATAGCAACTTGAGGGCCTACATAAGAGTTAGGTGTAGATGGTTCTGTTTTTTCAGGATATGAAAAAAATGAAAAATTTTGAGTGAAAAAAGGTAGTTTTTGATTTGATGTTAAATAAATAGATGATAAATCTTCATTAATATCTTCTGTTGTGGGAACCCAACCGTCATTAATGTTATTAGGATTTTGTCCATTTCTAATTATAGTAATAGGATTACCATTAGATGTAACATCAGACCAATTATTTAATACTGGGGTGTTATTAGGTGTTATAAAATTAGGGTTAGCTGTACTTCCAAATCTAATACTATTGCCCCATCTACCTTCATAAATTACATCTCCAGCAAAAGGTAAAAGTGGATATATATTTGATCTTTCTATAAAAGTTTGTTGGCTTGTATTAAAAGGGCTATTTAATGCTATACTATTCCCGTCAGGTTGGAGTGAACCTGAGTCTGTTTTTCTAACATAAGACCCAGCTGTTGTTTGAAAATAATCTTTATTTGAAGAAGGTGATATTCTTGGTTCTATAGGATTAGGATAAGCGTTATGGTGTGGACTATTCCATATTCCTATCATATTAATGTAGTAAGCAGTTTTACTTGATTTATTTTTACCTAGTGCTTTTGTTGGGAGAAAAAAAATTAAAACTAACTCATTTACTAAGGGATATGCTGATGATTGGGGGAAAAATGGTTTTGCTGGAGTATTAGCATTTGAACCTGGTTGGTCTTGTTCTTCATAAAATATTGTTCCAATGCTAGGCCAACCCCCATGGGAAATAAATTTTGGGTGCTCTGCATTTAGGATTATATCTGTAACCCTAGCTATCAGCATCTTTTCTTTAATAGAAGATAACATTGATGATCCCCCAGGGTATGAATTTTTTCTAGATCTTTCAGGCATTATTCCTCTTCTTTTTTGGGTGGTAATTGAAGTTTATTTATTTCAGAAAGTAATTGTTCTTTTTCTTCTTCAGAAATACCAAATCCATTATCTTCATTACCTTCATTTGCAAATATACGTTGGAAAATAGTAGCAACTTTTATAAGTGCTTCATCATTTTTAATACCAAGTTCCATGTACTCTTTTATAAGTGGTACAATCATTGTAGCATCACCTATATCACTAATTAGTGGTTTTAATTCACTAATTAAAGCTGATATTTGGTTTTCTTTTTTCTTTTGATTATCGTATATCTCTTTTAAGAGATCAGAGTAGGATTTTTTCCCAAATATTTTTTTATCTAAATGACTCATATTTATTAGATTTTATAGGTATAAATATGGGGAATTAGTCTTCTTGAAATTCTACATACCCAGTATTTAAGAAATAAATATAATTATCTTTAAATAAATCATATAACCTACCGGCTATTTTTGTAATTTTGGGAGTTTTGACTTCTAAACCATTAGTAGCCATTATTTCTCTGATGTAGATATAAAGTGCTTTTTTATTAAAAATTTCAATACTTTCTCTTTTTCTAAATAATTCTAGAATAGCATCTGCTACTTTAGCATCATTTCCTTTAGGGAAAAATCTATCAAAATTATCTTCAACATATTTAATATACCTATCCATAAAATAAGATAACTTTTCAATTCCTTTATCATCCTCTAAATTATAAGAGTAAGTTTCATCTTTATATAAATCTTCAACTGGGGCCTTTTCTATACGTTTTTTATAATTTTTATTATTATATAATATAAGCCAACGTTTTACTATAGTACCAAAATAGGAGTAGGCTTTAGCCCCCCTACTAGGATCAAATAAATGAATTTTAGATAATAAAAATGTTATAATTTCATGTTGAAGATGTTCTATTTTATCTACCTCTGTATAATAGAATTTAAAAGTATGTATTATATTTTCTGTTAGTTTAAAAAAGGGGTAGTGAATTTCTTCACCATATATTTTACTTTTTAATTCTGGGTCGTCACTATTATTATATTTAACAATAGCATCCTCAGTATCTTGAGTAAAGTAGTTCTTACTCTTTGGTCTTCTTTTTTTAGGCACGGTTACTTAATTTTTTTAACTTTGAAATCGTTAAGTATTGATTGGATGGATTGGATGGATTTAAAGAAATAACCTACTTCATCATCGGATTTAAATGTACCTTTAGCGTCTACTTCTTTTAGTTTTTTATCTGATGCTTCAATTGTACGAGATAATTGGTCTAAATAATTTAAATATTCTGCTAAAATATCTTCTTGTTTTTCATTTTTCTTTAGAAGATTAATAGTTGTAAATCCTAAAATTCCAACTAATATAGATAAAATAGATATGGTAATTATTGTTATCATAAACTATCTAACATATTTTTTAACCCTTCACTCTTAATTGAACCAAGAGCTTTTGTTTTTATATTAGTTTTGGGTTTTGATTTAGTTTTTTCTTTTCCTACTTCCTTTTTACCAAATTTAGGTAACCATTCTTTTTCAAATTCAATACGAGCAGCCATTAAATCAGCTTGATGTACTATATAAATTAATGATGTTCTTGGTTTTAATTCTGGCATAAAGGCTTTTAAATAAGGTTCATTTGCAGGATCATATAATCCATCATGTAATCTTATTGCTAACCATTCATTTTTGGTTAATTTAATATCATTGTCTGCTAGAAGTTTTATACTACGTTCTGGTACTGACATAAAAGGTAATGCGTCATTAAATTGATACATTTCACCTAAATTCTTTTTTCTCCATTCATCCTGAGATGGTATATGAGCATAATTATCTTCATCTCCTAATTTTCCTAAGTCATGGTTCAATGCTGAGAATATTAATTCTTCAACTGTGTAGTTTTGTTCGGCGCCAAATTCAATCCAAATTTTATTAGTTGCTAAGGCACCTTCAATTACACGATTAACATGATCTATATACCCACCAGGGAATGAATTGTGATAAGCCTTTTTATGAGAAGCAGGCATTAGCATAAATTCTTCTTCATGTTTTTTATAGAACTTGATAAGTTTTTCTCTACGTGGATCTGAAATGTAGGTATTAATATAACCTAACATTTTTTCCCAATTAGACTGAATTTGTTCTGCTGATAGATTCATATTACCCATTTTCCCTTCCAACAATATCTTTAATATCTTGAATTGTTTCTATTATATCTCTTTGGGCTGAATTGATGGATTCTCTTGTTCCACCTCTATGAATTTCCATATCCAATTTTTTCAACTGCCCCTCTAGTTTTTGAAGTCTACGTAATGTTAATTCTTTATTTCTCATATTTACTTTTATTTAATAAAAACAGTAAAAGTATTTTACCCCCTTATATCAACCGAGTCACATTTCTCGTTTTTGTTTTATTATAGTTTCGAGTTTATTAATTCTTCCTTAAACCCGTATCCATAATATAACATCTTAGTTCTTGGGGGCCAAATTATCTTCTAGAAAGGTTATAATTTTTTGGATAAATGCGCATTTTTCATATTCTTCTATAGATTCAAAGAATTTAATAGTTAAAGATAATGCTTCATTTAATTTATCAGAATCCTGAATTCTAATACAATCACGCCATATTTCTTTATCAAGGTTAGTTAATTTTAAATACTCCCAACCTCTATAAAAAGCCATATGTTGCCCTGCTTCTTCTAAATCACCAAAATCACCTAATTCAGGATCTGATTCTTTAAACAGTTTAATTAGTTTTTTTTGGAATGTCATATGATTTAAAACAATTTTTTGAAACATCTTTAAATGATAAGTTGGAGTAGTTCTAAATTCATCAAAGCCTAACATATTCCTTACCTCTTCCTCAGAAGGTTCATAAGATCTTTCATCAGGTTCTTCACCACCAAACATATCAAATATTTTATTGATGTCTATCATTGATTATAAATATGTGAAAAAAAAGTTGGGGAGGCAAATTTAGTTTAAATTGAATTTTCTTAGAGTATAGAATTTACTATTATTAGTATCATCATATTCTTTCAAATCTACAAGTACATCCTTTAAAGCTTGGGTATACCCTCTCATAAAAAACATCTCACTCATAGTATAATTATCTGCATTTTCAGCAATTTCTTTAGTATTATACTCTATAGCTTGTTCTATAATTTTAATGTATACGTCCATAGTTGATGTCTATGGTTATAAATATGAAGGTAGTGTTTTAAATTGGTTAAAAAACGTTTTTATAGCAAAAAAAAAGCCCCATATTTGAGGCTAATTTTAATTTAAATTTTAATATTAAACTACATACTCTAAAGCTAATTTAAATAATTCTTTATTAACCTTTTGATCTTGTCTAAAGTTTTTAATTTGTCTAGCTTTTCTAGTTTTTCCACCTGCTAAATATTCAAAATCTCCATCAATTACTTTTTCTTGAACCACATTAAATATTGACCATAAATCCTTACCTGAATCTTCAACTCTAACTGGTGTTAAAATATCCTTTAAATCAACTTTAATTCTTTTCATTTCTTTTTCATTAAAACGAGTTGTTAAAGCTTTTTTAGCAAATTCAACTGCTTTTTCTTCATTCAATTCAGTTTCCTGCATTTTATTCATTGACTCAACAGTTAATGGTAATTTTTCAACCATATCTTTAATTTTAACTTGTAAC